TGCAATATAGGGGTTTCGCAAGTGCCAACAACTGTAGCATCAGGGATGGGGGCTTCAGGGAAGACATCGTAACGCACTTTTTCGCGTATAAACGCATTGGAATTGACAAAAATAGTCTTAGACCGGAAAAAGTCGAAAGCGGCATCTATCATGTCCCTGGTGACACGCGCTGCATATCCTTTGACCCTAGAGCCATGGCCCGCAATATGAATGCCACAAAGCTTCGCCGAAATGGTGGGGTCATTGATAAAGACCGGTGCACCACACATGCCCACATAAGTGGATAATTCATATTCAATGGTATTTGTGGTTGCGTAACGTTGCCCATTCGGCGCAGTTGCGGAGATTTCACGAAAACCGCGAGCGGGTCCATGCATGCTCAACTTGTGGGCATTGCCCTCCGAGTCAGGTTCCCAAAAATACACAGAAACTTGCCGCGTACGCATGGCATCCCATTCAAGCTTAGACTGCGCAAAGAGGTTGCGAATATCAGCACCAACGAACTTGTCTGCACGAACGACACAGAGGTCAGCGTTAGGAATGACATACACATTGGGGTTCTTCTTACCGACAGCCCCGAAGAGCGATTCCTTGCCTATACGCCAAGACCTTGGACCAAGTGTGTGGTGGTACCTATCTATGACCACAGTTTCGAAACTAGCCTCCACTGCAGCGTCATATATATGCCTGTTGAGCATAATTAGGTCACCACCAAGCGCCAGGCCAGCACCAATCTGATCACCATTCTCCGTAGAGAGCCAAACAATGTTGGATACAACAACCTTTCTGCCTTGGTCTATAGCTCCTTGGTCTCGCGATTGTGAGACCAGGGGGTCTATATCAAGTTCCTCAATTGGTTTCGGTCTCTCCATAGTATGTTTCACCGCCCAAAAGCCACACGAAATAGCAGCACCAGCAAGTAAAAGTGTGGACCAGAATTGGCCCAACGCTTCCTTGCAGCGCTCCCACAGTTTGTGGGCACAGTCGGCGAAAGAGTCTTTGATGGCGCTAAGTAGAGTGGACAACTTGCCCTTCTCTTTGAATTCAGTCTGATACAGAACCTCGCGAAAATAGGCATCTATGTGCAGCGAACATCCAGCATCCAAGAGACCGCCCGACCTGAG